CCCAAAGTCTGACGAATATCGCCGATACTGCCGGCATCACGACCACGCAACTGCAGGGGTTGCAGATCGCAGGCGACCGCGTCGGCATTTCGTCGGAGATGATGACGCAAAGCCTGGACATGTTCACGGTGAGCGTCCAGCAACTGCGGCAGGGCACAGGTCCACTTTTCACCGAACTGAGCAAGATCAGCCCCACGCTCGTCAGTCAGTTGTCCGCAACCAAGGACACGACGACTGCGTGGAACTTGCTTGCTCTAGCGTACCATAACGCCGACCAAGAACAGAAAAATCTAATTGCCCGCTCGGCGAGCGGCGGTCGCAACGGCATTGCCATCGGTCGCGTGCTCGATTCGACTGCTGCAGCCGGCGGAATGAATGGGCTGGTCGATGGACTTAACCAGGCTGATTTGCTGACGCAGCAGCAGGTCCAGCACTGGAACGATTTGAAGATCGAGATCGATGAGGCGTCGAGTCTCGCCAAAAATAACTTTGCATCGGTTTTTACGTCGGAAGTACTGGAGAACGAGAAGAAATATTACGACACGCTCTTGAATGTGTCGGAAGTGGCAAAGCAGTTCAAAGCTTCCGACGATCTGCGTCATTTGCTGGAAGGCGGCTTGGCGGGAGTATTCATGTTGGGCGGCGTGGCTGCAACAGCGGCTGCCGGTATTTTTTCGAAGCAATCACCATCATCGAAGATCAACGGCATGGTTGGGCCAACACCCGACTATCCGCCGGCAATTACGGGCTTGGATGCACCCGCTGCCGGACCAACCGCCCAAGTTATTGCCGCACAAGCCGCTGCGCGAGTATCTGCGCTCGGCTCGGGTGCCACGATCGCCGATAAATTGACCGCATCGCTCAAGAAGCTCGATGCCGAAAACGCGAATAATGCATTCGGCACGCAGGGCAGCACGGCCGCGATTAACGACTTCAATCGCGCCGTTGGCGCCGTAAAGCTCGACGCTGCGATTCAGCAGATCGGATTGGCTACTGGCGCCCTTGGTCCTCTCGCCACCATCTCCGACATGGTCGCGCAGAAGATGTTGCAGGTTGCCAAGGCGCAACAGCAGGGCGCGGGATTGACCGGTGCGCAAGTCGCCGCGATCCAGAAATACACCTACGAGACACAGCTCGGCATTACGGCCATCGACAAGTCTGCTGATTCCTACACCATCCAGGCCGCCACGATTGACATGGCGACGGGGAAGGCCGCGACGTATGCCGCGGTGATGGCCAAGGTCTACGAGAATATCCGCCTCGGTCATCCTCTGACGCAACAGCAGACCGCCGACTTGCTGGCATCTGCCGATGCAATGGGCAAGCAGGCGCAGGCAGCGGAGCGTGCGAACGTCAATTCGAGCATCAATTTTGGCAGGCAGACCGCGTTTCTAACGCCGGAAGACGTGCAGATCGCACAGCAGTTAAAGGGTCTGTACGGAAACGATGTTCCTGCCGCATTGGCCAGTTCGGAAGCGCAGGCGATCCGTCTGAATAATGCGTTCGCCGGCCTGGCTAACACCGCCCAAGACGCGCTGCACGGCTTCGCGACCGACATGCGGACCCAACTGCAGGCGGGCGCGACGGCGTGGCAAGCGTTTGAGACGGCCGGCTCCAATGCGCTGAACAAGATCGCCGACAAGTTGATGAACATGGCGATCGATAATCTGTGGGGCAAAGCCTTCGGCGGTGGCGGCGGCTTGCTTGGGTTGCTCGGAATTGGTGGCAGCGGTTCCGGCACCGGCTTCCAAGGCGCAACCGGTGACGCTGGCAATTTTCAATGGGCTTCCGCCAACGGCAATGTGTTCGCCGGTCGCGGTATCAGCGCCTATTCCGGTCAGATCGTCAGCAGCCCGACGCTGTTCTCCGCCGGTAACGGCCCGATGAAGTTCGCGGACGGTGCTGGTTTGATGGGCGAGGCTGGCCCGGAAGCGGTCATGCCGCTTACTCGCACCAAGAACGGCAAGCTCGGCGTCGCCACATCAAGCGGCAGCCAACCGACCGTGGTCAACGTCGCCCCGCAGTACGTGTTCAACAACGCCGACCCGAACGTCGAGGCGCGGTTGCGTCAGCAGATCGCACAGAGCGCGGCTGACACGCAGCAAAAGACCGTCGCCGCTGTCCAGAAGCTTAGCCAGAACTCGCCCGGCAATTACTTGCCGCCGAAACGGTAGCGATGACCACGATCTACGACTTTCCCGCCGCCTGGTACGATTGGGGACTTGCCGTCCCCGGTAAGTATCGGCTGCGCTCAATGTCGCAGGTTGCCAATCGCCCGTGGCAAGGCGCGGTAAGCATCAAGGGTCCGCACGCGCAGTTGTGGATGGTCGACATGACCACGGCGCCGCTGCAGGATCCCAATCGGCAAGACGCCGAGGCGTTCTTTTCGCGATTGCGCGGTCGCGCCGGACTGTTGCGCTTTGCCGACCCGACCAAGTTGGACTGCTGGTACAATCGCAACACAGCACCTGCAAGCAGCCGGTTCAGCGACGGCACGCTCTTTTCGGACAGCACAGGCTTCGTCGATGGGCTGATGCCGCCGACGGTCTACGTCGCGCAGGTCGCCGCCAAGGGCAGCCGCTATCTGGTCTTGAAAGGCTTTCCGGCCTCCGTGGTCAATGCGCTGCGCCGCGGCGATCCGCTGGAGATCAAGCCGAACGGAGTGCCGGCCGGTTTTCCGCACCGCTACCACGCGATGATCGGTGGCAATACGGACGCATCCGGTCAGATCGGTATTCAGATTGAACCCCCTTTGCGCGCCGGCGTGTCGGTCGGCGACACGGTTTCGTTACGCACCGCGGCGTCGGTGTTTCGGCTGACGACGGACGACTCGGGCGAAATGGAATTTGCAGCCGGATTCATGGGGTCGATTTCCTTTTCGCTCGTCGAGGCGCTGGATTTGGTGCCGTGAGTCGTCCCGTCACCGAGCGTATGGCGCAGGCGTTGAAGCAAGGCGCACCGCGCGTCCTGTTCGTTGAAGTCGATCACCCGAGCGGCACCGGCTATTTCTGCTCGAACGTCGGTTCGCTGACCTGGAATGGTCACACTTGGGTAGGCGTCGGGCCACTCGGCAGCGTGACGCCGGTCAAGCAGTCGAGCCAGATCGAAGCGCAGGACATCACGTTCGCGCTTAGCGGCGTTGACGCCGACATTCTGGCCAAGTTGGCAGACGACGTTCACAACCGCGCTGGCCTCGTGTGGCTCGGCTGCTTGGATGACAACGGCAATATCGTCGCCGATCCGGTGCAGTTGGTCGACTCCGAACTCGATACGCAATCGTTCGTGCTCGCCGACGATGGCACCGCGACCATCAACATCGTGGCGCACACAGGCTTTTACATCCTCGACCGCGCCGTCGAGGAAGCGTGGACGCCGGAGAATCAGCACTGGAAATTTCCGGGCGATACCGGCCTCGACATGATTCCGGCATTGGTGAACCAAAACTTGCAGTGGACCCCGACTTGACGCGAGCCGCCTTAGAGAAAGCAGTTTTGGCCGGCATGGATCGCGCCGGGCGATCGGTCATGCGTTGGGGCGTGGACGATTGCGCGCTGTGGGCTGCGGACATCGTCAAGGATGCGTTGGGATACGACCCGGTCGCTGCGTATAGGGGCCGGTATCACTCCCGCTTCGGCGCGCTGCGTTACATCTCCGCCAACGGCGGGATGCAGGGATTGCTCCAAGGCGCAGCGCGTCGGCACGGCTGGAAGCGTATCGACCCGCGATGGGCGAAGCCCGGCGACGTGGGGTTGGTGTGGACGATCACCGAAGGCGCGGCGGTTCAGGCCACCGCCATTTGCCGGGCGCGCGACTGGTTCGTTGCCCGCAACGAGCGCGGCTTTACAACGGTGCAGGCCGAGAACGTGCCGATTGCGTGGTCGGTGCTCAATGACGCAGAACAACCGCCGGTTCACGGACCCGCCATGAAGATGGGCGGCGTCGCACCGACTTACGCCGCGAATTACGATCCGGTCACCATCGGTGTTGCCATCTTGGCGGTGGTCGGCGTGACTGGCGCGTCTACATTCGTCGCTGGTGCAGTCGGTTTCGTGGCGCTTTCGGTTCTCTCTGTCGGCTTCTCGCTCGCGGCATCATTCCTCCAGCCGCACACAGGCTTGGGATCTCTTGGTAGCGATTCGTCGCTATCCAGCGGTAGCAGCGGCGTCCTCGGCGGTCAGAGTACGCAAGCGTCGGTGCAGGTCACCGAACGCCAGTCGCTTCCGTATAAGCGCATCATCGTTGGTAATGCCTACGTTGGCGGCGCGCTCTTTTTCGAACAGGTGACGCCGCCGTATCTGACGCACGGCATTTTGATTAATGACGGAGAAATTTCCGCCGTTCGCAGCATCACCATTGGCACCGACACGCTTCTATTTTCGGACCTGGCGCCGAACTCGATTCAAACGCCACTGTCTTCACCCGGACAGCCGAACTATCCCGGCAACATGCGGGTGTCGCTGCGATTCGGTGCTGTCGATCAAGACGCCGACCCGCTCATTTTGGCGCGGTATCCGAACGTCAGCCTCTCGCTAGTTTCGTTCGCCAACGCTTCCGTCATCGGTACGATGACCAATGGTGCTGCGGCGCTCAACGAAACGATCAAAGTCGCGCTGCAAAGCGCGTCCTACGAAGGCACCGGAAATCTGACCGCAGTAGTTGGCGCTGACCTCGGCTCCGGGCATTCGGTGACGGCTACCGGCTTCTGTGTGACAGCGCCAACCGACGCCGCCTTATCCAGTGCAAGTGTTATCGTCCGTTTGAGGGCTTCGAACGACAACTCGACGTGGACCGACCTTTACGTCAGCGTAGCCGCTAGCTATTCGGCGAACGCGGCTTTTACCGGCACATTCAGCAACTCCACAGCGTATCGCTATTACGAAGTCAGCATCGAGGAGCAGAACGGGGACGCCGGCACGCATTCGATCTTTGTGGCTAGTTTCACGCTTTACACCGGATCGTCGACCACGATTTTCCGCCAGCGCGGAATTGCCACGTATGTCGGCGAGTACAATTTCGGCGGCTCGACGCAAGATGCATTCAACGCCCTGTGGGGACAGGTTGCGCGCCCCGATCCGTACCTGTCGGTGGACGGGGTCAAGGTCTATGACCCGCGCGATCCGCAGCAACTGCTTGACGACGAAACGACGTGGAAGTGGTCCAATAACGCCTCTCTCGTGCAGGCGTGGTATCTGACGCGCGAATTCGGCGGTCGTATCCCGAAAGACAAGATCGATTGGGACCGCGTAGCAGACGCAGCCACATATGACGATGAACTGGTCGGCTGCGCAGATGGCACGCTTATCAAGCGATACACCATCGACGGCGCGATCATTCTGAACGAAAAGCCGTATAGCGTGCTGCCGCGACTGCTCAGTGCGAACCGCGGTTACGTGCTGATGAGCGGCGGCAAGGTGTGGGTTTCGTCGTCGCGGCCAAAGACGCCGACGTTCACCATTCACGACGGCATCATTGCCGGCGGGTTCACGTACCAGGCGGCGAAGGCCAAGCGCGACCTCATCAATCGCGCGCAAGTCGTCTTTGTGGCCGAGGAGCAGAATTACCAGACCGTCAACGGCCCGATCCTTGACCGCTACGATCTTCAGGCGACGGACGGAGAGGTTTTGCCGGGCACACTGTCGCTGGATTTCACCCGTGACTATCGCCGCGCCGAACGGTTGCTCAAGGCGTATGTCGACAGCTCGCGCCTTGGTAAAACGATCACCGTTCCCGTTGACGCGAACATTCTCGCAGTCGCGGCGGACGAACTCATCGGATCGGTTGGGACGTGGGATAGCCAACTATGGCCGATGGCGATCGGCAATTACATGGTGACGGGCGTCGGCTTCTCCGACGATTTTTCGACCGTAACCCTCGCCCTGACCGAATACGACGCCTCGATTGAATCCAACTGGAATCCGAGCGTGGACGAAAAGCCGTTCACGCTTGCTTCCGTGAATGTGGGTTGATAATACACCATGAGCAGCGCATTAGACACAGTCGCGGCATGGCCGGTCGGTAGCGCAGCCGACAAGGCGCTGCAGCGCACAGCCGTCACCAAGCGATTCATTTGGGTCTTCTCGGACACCGAGGATACGCAAAACTTTACTGTCGTCGATCCGGCCGACGGCACGCTGCCGCTCTACATCCAGTGGAAAGGCATTCTTTTCCAGTACGACTCGACCGACACCACGACCGCGCACGACGGCACTACTTGCGCGGTTACGGCGGACGCGAAGCGATACAAGGCCGTTGCCGCAATCCCCACGCCTTACGCTGTGCTCTCGACCACGACGACCACGCAGCCCGTGTCCCCCGTGAGTGGCGATACCTATTACATCCCGACCGCAGCGACCGGTGCCGATTGGGCGGGCAAGGATGGACAGATCGGCGTCTATCTCGCCCGCGGTTGGGTTTTCCAGGCGGTTCGCATCGGACAATTCGTCTACGACGAGTCCACCGACACCTATTACCACAAGACGTCGGGCGGAACGCTTACCGCCGGGTTCGGTTCGCAAGCTTTGACGACAGGGTCGGTGCTTCCGTCTGCCATGTCCGGCGGCGGTGCGAAAGTGCGCTGGATAATCGAGAATCAGACGACAAACGCGCCGCCGGTCTCTCCGACTGCAAACGTCGAGTACATCGTCGGCTCATCGCCGACCGGCGCGTGGGCTGGCAAGGCCGCACAGATCGCGCGCTACGAGAGCGGTGCGTGGGTCTACTACGTGCCGACGAACGGCTGGAAAGCGTACGACAAGGCGCAGAACGCGGACATCGTTTTCAACGGATCGTCGTGGAATAAGGCGTCCGGCGAATTTAAAATCAAATTCACACAATTTCTATCCACGGGTAATTTCGTCCACGACGCGAATTGCTTCGGCGTCAAAGTCTATCTGATCGGCGGCGGCGGCGGCGGCGGTGGCAGCAGTCCCGGCGGGTCGGGTGGACCGACAACCTTCGGCACGCATCTGACGGCTGAAGGCGGCCATGCGGGCGATGTCGCCGCCGCCGGCGCGGCCGGTGGCTTGACTACAGGCATGGAGGATTTCGGCTCCGCCGCAGGGTCCGGTACGAGCGGTGGTCATTCCGGCGGACCTTTCGGCTCTGCGGCTTCCCCCGGTCGCAATCTCGGTAGAGGCGGCAACGGCAGCGGCGGTGACGGCGCCGGTGCCGGCGGCTCCGGTGCCGGATGGGTCGACGTAGCCGATCTTTCGGCCACCGAGCCAGTGACGATTGGAATCGGCGGCACATCCCCTGTCGGCGGCAACGGCACGACAGGCGGCGCCTTCATCGAGGAATATATCCGCGTCTAGCGGTTGATAATACTCGTCTTTAGTGGAGAATATACGTGGCCACCGATCACCCCATCAATAGCGTTTTTGTCGACGGCACTGCCAACAGCAAGGCAGACGACCGGTCCTACTTCAAAGGCCGGGTGCGCCTGCGCGTGGCGAACGCTGACGAGGTGCGCAGTCACGACTACTCCGATGCCTTCGGCGTGGACATTGCAGGTCAGGGCTTCGACGCCGATCTGAGCGACACGACCACCGCGGACGACGGGTTGAGCTGCATCGTCGATTCGGTCGGCACGCGCTTCAAGCGCAACACGACCATTCCCGCCCCGACCGTTGGCAGCCTCGGCGGTGTGTTCTCCAGCGTCGCGGTGTCGCATCAGTTCCTGACCGGCGTCGGCACGGATGGCAATGTCACCCGCGCGCAGCCAGCCGTCGCCGATCTTTCGGACGGATCGAGCGGCACAGGTGCGGTCGTGCTCGTGACCGGCGCGACTCTGGTCACGCCCACCTTGGGCGTCGCGACTGCCACCTCGATCAATAAGGTCGCCATCACCGCGCCGGCGACGGGCGCGACGCTGACCATTCCCGACGGCGTGACGCTGACCGGCCCGGCCGCGTCCGGCACGGCGATGACGCTCGGTAACGTCGAGACGGTCACCGGCGCGAAGTCGTTCAACAGCGGCACCGTTATCCACAAAGGGTCCAGTTCCGGCACGACCACCGTGCAGGCTTCTGCAGCGGCGTCGGGCGTACTCACGCTTCCGGCGGCTACCGACACGCTGGTCGGCCGCGCTACGACCGATACGCTCACCAATAAGACGCTGACCGCTCCGACCATCAATGGCGGTACTGCAACAGGTCTGACGGGCCTCGCCATACGCAACGCCGGCACGGGCGCGTTCGACCTGACCGTGACTGCGAATGAGACCCTGACCGCCGGCCGCACACTCACTGTCAAGGTCAACGATGCCTCGCGCACGCTGAACATGGGCGGCGACATCACGACCGCGGCGGCATTCACCACTGCGGGTGCCAATGCTCTGACGCTCACGACCACAGGTGCTACGAACGTCACGCTGCCCGCCACGGGTACGCTCGCCACTCTGGCGGGTGCGGAATCGTTGACAAACAAGACCCTGGATAGCGCCACGAGCACGATGAAGCTCAATGGTTCGACCTATTCGACTGCGGCGACGCTCACGGCGTTGCTGCCGGGAATGGTTGGCGACGCCGGATCGGGCGGCACGAAGGGCCTAGCTCCTGCGCCAGGCGCAGGCGATTTCTCCGCCGGCAAGTATCTCGACGCGGGCGGCAACTGGTCCGTTCCTGCGACCAGTGGCGGTGGCGGGATGACGACCACCGAGCGCCAAGATTTCCTGCTCAATTATATCTATCAGGCAAAGCTTTTCGGCACCTATCGTCGTTCCGTCGGTTTGGTTGCCGATGGCTTCATGGACGCCGCTGGCATTGCCACGCTCACAAACGGCACGCGCACATCAACGAACGCGCAGACGAGTTATGTTGCGTCGACCCCGACATTGACGCGGTTTACGACGGCAACGCCATCGACGCCTCTTGGTGGCACGGCAGCGAACATCAACGATAATAACACCAGCACGAATATCTCGCTGACGACCATCGGCGATTTGAGTGCTGCCGGCATCAACTCGCGCATTATGGCGAAACTTGATCTTGGTGCCAATTACACTGTCACGCAGATTGAGGTGAAGCAACTCGCTCGTCCTGCTGGCCCCACCAACGGCATGGGACTTTATTATTCGACTGACGGAACGACCTGGACTGAACTCGGCTCAGACATCACCATTCCGTCATCGGTAACAGATTTTACGCGGACTGGTTCGGTTACCGCTCGGTACGTCGCGGCGGTCTTGTTACAGAACAACTACGGAACGTCCGCCGTTCAATTGTCGGACCTGAACGCATACACGTCACCGGTCAACGACATGACCATCGTGACGACGGCGCAGACTCCGACGAGCGCCGCGGCCAATGCTCGTGTGCTGGTCGAGTATGACAACACGGCAACGCCGACGCTCAACACCGATTTGACCGTCGAGGTGTCATGCAACGGCGGCACGAATTGGGCGTCGGCGACCTTGTCGAGCGCGGGCAATGGCCAGTCAGGCCGCAAAGTTGCCGAAACGGCTGACACAGCCTGTACCAGCGGGTCGTCGATACAAGCGCGCGTCAAGACGCTCAACGGCAAGATCATTCCGATCTACGGCGTTACGATTCAGTGGCACTAGCGCCAAAATTCGTGGCTGAGCGTGAGCGGACCGCGGCGGAGTCTAAATCCTGCCGCTTCAAGATGGGGGCGAGCGTGCCGTGCGCTCGCCTCGCGCCCGTCGAAAATGATGCGGCAGCGTGACGCTAGATGCGGCGATAGTTCGATAATGTCGCAGGTGACATCGGGCGTAGCGGGACCGTCAACATGCACAAAATCATAAGGTAAGATTGGCAAATTGATGTAGTGGGCGCCGTTGGCTGTCGCCTCCGCGCGGCGCTCAATCAACTCGATTCGTTCTAGCAGTTCGGGCGCGATGATGACGCGATGGTGCGCGGTCCATTCGGGGTTTTCCTCGACTGCCACGAACCGAGGCTGGTAGTCGGCAGCGACCGTCGCGGCGGCAATGACCGCACTGCTTAGTCCGGCACCAAGTTCGAGAATGTAACGGGGACGGGCGTAAAGGACGTGTTCGTAAAGAGCTAGATAATCTGCGATTCCGACCCCGGTCGCAGTCGCGCCAGACATGCTCTCGATGACGCGGATCATGTCGGGATATCGCCGCGCCTTGAGTCGCGCGACCCTGGCCAGAGCGGCGTGCAGGCAATCGATGGCTGTGCTTCTCAACATACCTCACCCTAGTCGCATCGGCCGACCTCCGCAACCAGTATTTAATCCTACGTTGACAATACTCCATAAGTGCGGTATTGTACGCGCATGGCCCCCATTCAGCAATGGCAAAAGGCACACCGCCTCTGGAGCGTCAGGGCTGCGGCGTTGAATGCCGTCCTGTCGGGCCTCTACGCGGTGTGGCCGGCGTTCCAGGATAGCCTTTCTTTCGGCTGGTTCGTGTCGGGTTCCATCGGCCTCTCGCTCGCCACCCTCGCTCTCCGCTTCGTCGCGCAGCCGGGGTGGGACGAATGAGCGTCGCCCGCAAGGCCGGCCTAGGCGCGACCGCCGCCACCCTCGCCGCCCTGCTTTATGGCCATTGGGAGGGAATGAATCTTGTTGCCGAACATCTCCCGTTCGATCCGGCGGGCGTGACCACGGTCTGCGGCGGCATCACCAATTACGACTGGCCGTGGCTAAAGCCCGGCATGAAATTTAGCCGCGCCAAGTGTACCGAAGAACTGGCCAAACTGGCGCCGCGTTACGCCGCCCCGCTGCAAGCCTGCATGCCGGGCTTCAACGAATTCCCGCCACACCGGCAAGCGGCTTTGATTAGCCTCGCCGTCAACATTGGGCCGGGTCGGGTGTGCAAGGGCCATTACGACAAGGCCGGCGTCTACCACCCCTCCATTGCCGATTATCTCAACAAGGGGCGCGTCGAGGCCGGCTGCAACGCCATCACCCAATACACCCGCGCCGCCGGTAAGGTTCTCAAGGGCCTCGTTAACCGCCGCACCGATCGCACTTGGGGCGAGCGGACGTGGTGCTTGAGGGAGGATTGAACAAATGGCCAGTCCCCTACTCGCGATGATCGGTGCAATCACGCTTTTCGTTCTCGGCGCCGGCGCGTTCATCAGCCTTGTCGTGTTGAGCGCGCAGGGGTTCTTGGCGCTGTTTCAACTGATGAGGCGCTGACATGCTCGCCATCCTGACCCACTACGCACTCGGCCTCGGCGCGATCACGCTCTGCGTCCTGCTATTCGTGTTCGCAACGGCGCTCGCTGCGTCGGCCACAACCGTTCCGCTGATCGGCCCGTGGCTCGGCCGCAACATCAACCACATTCGCGATTGGGCGCTCGTCGCCGCGGTCATCATCGGCGGGGCAACCGTCATTTATGGAATCGGAGTCCACGATGGAAAAGCATCTGTGCAAGCCAAGTGGGACAAAGCCGAACAGGCTGCGGTTCAACGCGGCACCGATGCGCACGCTGCTGCCGTGCGTAGCGTTGGCAAGTCTCCTGCTACTCCCGGCATGCGCGACCAGTACAACCGCGACAACTGACACCGCTGCGCAGTGCGCGGCGTGGCGGGCGATTACCTATTCGATGAAGCACGACACTAAAGCGACCGTCGAGCAAATCCGTATCCACAACGAAACCGGCCATCGTCTCGGCTGCTGGTAAAGGACACACAGTAATGCGCGAATTCAACAAGTGGCTGCTCCCCGTCCTCGTCGTGCTGGCGCTCCTTGCCGTCGTTGGCTACGCCCGCGCCGATGGCTGGAAGATCGCGGACATGAACCGGCAGATCGACCAGACGAACTTCCTGGTCAACAAGGGTTGTTCGGGAACGCTGATCGACACGAACCGCAACTATGTGTTGACCGCAGCGCATTGCGTCACTAGCCAATATGAGACGGTCGAAAAGGACAAGGTCGACAAAGACGGCAAGGTCACCAAAGAGAAGATCCAGATCGTCCGTCCCGGCACCGTCAGCCAGGAATACTACGCCGGCCCGAGCATCGTCCAGACGAACAGCTACGTCTATAAAGTCGTGGACACCGACAAGGCGCTCGATCTGGCGTTGCTCAAGGTCCAGACGAAGTTGCCCGCGACGCAGGCTGCCGTTCTGGCGTGCACCGATCCGATTCGCGGCGACACGGTCTACGCCGTCGGCAATTCCTATGCAGTGCTCTATTCGACCGTGACCAAGGGCATCGTGTCGAGTGTCGAGCGGTCGTATCGCGACCTACAACTCGCCGGCAGTCTTGGCGATCTTACGGACAACGGCGAGCACGGCCTTGTGCAGCACTCGGCACCCATCGCGCCCGGCAATTCTGGCGGTGCGCTCTATGACGGCTCGGGCGAGTTCGTCGGCGTGAACGTGCGCGGCACGGCTGCCGGCGGCTTCAGTTTCTCCGTGCCGCTGTCCGATATCAAGGCGTTCCTCAAGACGAACGGCGCTGCGGACCTGTTCGCGCGTTGCGGCGCGAAATGATACTCGACTGGACCACACTGGCGGCTATTTCCGTCGTACTTAGCGCCACGGTCGGCTTGGTGCGGTGGATCAATAGCGCGTTCGCGACGCGCGACAAGAAAATAGTCGAACTGGAAAAACATGTCGCGGTTCTACAGGCCAGTGACGCAGCTTTGAATAACGCGCTCGTCGCCGCCGAAGGGCGCACGGTGGTTGCGGTCGAAGGGATGCGCAGCGACGTGAAGCATATGTCGGAACGCCTGGACAATCTGTTCGAGCTTCTGACAAAGGACCGCGGCAATTAGGATGGCACAAGCCGGTCACACCGACGAACAGTGCCGAGCCGCCGCCGACCTATACCGAGAGTATGGGTCAGAGCGCGCCGCGGCTAAGGTATCGGGACTGGCTAGGTCCACTTTCCAAGGTCACCTTAAATCGGCCGCCGAGCGCGGGATGTTGCTAGACACGCCCGCTGCAATGCCGGGCTTCCGCATTGCGCGCGTCACCGATGGCCCCCGCGGCAAGTCGGTGGAGCAGCGCCCCGAGGCGGGTGAGACGTTTGCGGTGCCTGCGGGGCATAGCATCAAGGGCGTCTCCGCCCTGGTGGATCCCAACGGGCGGGAACTGGCAAAGTGGGTCAAGACGCGAGAGGACGCATCCCACACGGCGCACCTTGTTTCCGCGATCAAGCAAGAGTTCGAACAATACCGCGGCTTTGCCAAACTCGTCCCGCCGCCGAAAGATACGGACGCGGATCTGTGCAACTACTACCCGATCGTCGACCCGCATACCGGCATGATGGCCTTCGGGAAGGAAACGGGCGAGTCGAACGACCTGAAAATCGGCACGGCGCGAATCGAAAGCACTCTGCAGCGCCTTATCGGACTTTCGCCGGCCGCCGATACCGCTGTCATTATCAACACGGGTGATTTTTTCCACGCCGACGATCAGCGCAACGTTACGCCCGCCTCCGGTCACCAACTGGACGTCGATGGTCGAAGCCAGAAGGTGCGTTGGGTCGGCGTCAACACGCTGCGCACCACGATTGATTTCGCGCTGCAGCGGCACAAGAAAGTCATCGTCAAGAATCTGAAGGGTAACCACGACCCCGAGTCGGCGAGCTGGCTAAACATATCGCTCGGCATGTTCTACGAAAACGAGCCTCGCGTGGAGATTGATCCGGAGGACGGCAACAACGACCACTTTTTCCACTTGTTCGGCGTCAATTACATCGGTGCCACGCACGGGCACACCATGAAACCCGAGCGCATGTACATAATGATGGCGGAGGACCACCCCGAATACTGGAACGCATCGCTTTATCGCTGGTGCATCTTCGGCCACATCCACCACGAGACAAAAAAGGAAGTCGGCTCGCTCATCTGCGAGTCGTTTCGCCAGCCGGTGCCACGCGATTCGTTTGCACATAGTCACGGTTACCGCGCAGGCAGTTCGATGCAGTCGATCACGCTTCACCGGGACGGCGGCGAGATCGGGCGGAACAAGCAGAACTTCCCCCCTGTGCGCTCGACGACTTGACACGCCCCGCCCTTGGTGTATTGTCAACGCATCGGGGAGGATAGTATGCAATCACCGGGTCAACTGCACGACGCCGCCATTCTTGCCCAAGAGGAAGGCATCCGGTTCGAGTTGCAACTGATCCACTCCGAAATCACCGAAGCGATTGCCAAGTTCCTTGACGACCCAAGCACGGCAAACCTCCGCACCTTGAACGGCCATTGGGCGCACGGGACCAACATGATGAAGATCGCGGCGCGGAAGGCGCGGGCACATGCGTAGCCTCTGGTGCGCCATTTTCCACCGTCATCGCCACCAGATTGTAGCGCGGTCGCCTCGGTTTCGCATGCGCTGGATAATGTTCTGTCGACGATGTGGACGAATCTGGAATGTGTAACCCCGCGACCTGCACCAATGGCAGGTGCCGCGCCACGAATCAGTGCATCGACACAACGTCACAGGTCACAACGCGCCTGCGCGCAGCCATTCACCCGGAAAGCGCGGCGATCGCCCCGCAGACCACGGCACTCATTGAAGTCGCCAAGGAAGCGGCCGACCTGTTGGAGCGTTCGATTTGACCGCCCATTGCAGCACGTCGGGAAAGATGCCGAACCCGCCCGACGACGAGGTGAACCCTAAAACACTCGTCGGCGCCCGCAAGGTCGATTTGTCGCTGTTACCTTCGGCCGGGATCATTCACGGTGCACATGCGATGGTGGACGGTGCCACAAAGTACGGCCCGTACAACTGGCGCGAAAAGAAAGTGCCGGCGCGGACCTATATCGCCGCTGCGTATCGTCATCTCGCCGATTATCTTGACGGAGAGGAGTGCGCGCCCGATAGCGGCGTCCACCACCTCGGGCACGTCATTGGCTGTTGCGCCATCTTGCTCGACGCAATGGAGACGGGGAATCTAATTGACGATCGCCCGCTGCCTGGTGCCGCTTCGGCCATACTAAGTCGCCTCGAATCCGTCCTCCGTTCGCGCCTCCCTAATTCCTGATCGCTTGGCCATCGCCTCGACCACTAGGCGCACGCGCTCGGCGGTGTCCTCCATCCGCCGCGACTCGCGCACCAGCACCATCAATGCCCGCTCGTTGTACTCGTTTTGTTCACGCATACCTATTCTCCTATTGCGTAGGAACATAAGCTAACCGCGCCGAAAGGGCGAGTCAATGCCTGAAACATGGACATTCAACGCCGACCAAACCAGCGCGACCGTCACCGGCCGGACGCCCGTCTCACCGTGGAAAAAGATCAACCCCGTGTGGTGGTTCGGCAACGCTACTGAACAGACCGTCGACCAAGCCGACTGGTATCACCCCGAGTGGCCGCAGTGGCGGCGTTGGTTCACATGGAACGTCCTGCGCAATCCGCTCCAGAACTTCCGATGCTTCGTCGTCGGTGTGGCTGATAGAAACTACGCAGTCACCGGCCGCGCACCGGTCGGCACCATCCAGCGCAACGACCTGGGCGAGACGGGTTGGCAGTGGTGCGTGCTCCACGTCGGGATCCCGCTGCCGTTCGTGAGCTACAGCGGCAAGCGTGTCACGTGGTACGCGGGATGGCAGCCATCCGGTTTCGCCGGAATAAAACTGAACTGGTAAAGAAAAAGGCCGCATTTGCGCGGCCGAGTCGCCCACTCGCATCTCGGTTATGCCGCCACCTTCACACCGCGACGCATCGCGTGCGTGTTCACCAGCGTCTCAATCCGCTCTTTGACCTCGGCCAGCTCGCGAGCCGCATCGAGTAGCGCCATCGCGATTCCGTCGTCGATTTCATCCCCCGATTTCGGGCCTACCAAGGCCGCCCGCTCTGCCCCCGTTATTTGTTTCACGCTCCACCCGTTCGTTGCATGTGTGCACTAACGACCACAACCTTAGTCAAAATTTATTCACCCGCAAGCAAAATTTGCTCACGGTCGGTTGAATTATAGTTCACAGGTTCCCGGTTAAGTGTTAACAGCGACAAGCATTGAAAAACCGTGAATTTTCGCCATGTTGCGCGCCGAGAGTGACTCTTGGGGGTCGGTGCAAATGCAGACGATTAGGGCGATGTCGCCGCGCCAGGCGCGTGCGGCGCGTGCGGTACTGTCGCTCTCGGTGCGGCGGCTCGCCGACCGATCGGGCGTTTCAGACAGTTCTATCCGGCGCGTCGAGGAAGGACAGGCGAGTCTCGATTTGCGCGCACGCTTGCAAGGATACTACGAACGCGAGGGCGTGCGCTTCACATTTTCGGGAAATAGCCGTGGAATTATTTGGGATGAGACTTAGGGGCGGCGGCGGCGGCGGCTACGCCGCCTGGTCGGTCGTGACCAGTGATTCGATATACGCCAATAGTTCGGGCGTGCGGCGGAACCACTCTCCGCGGATGTGGAGATGGTCGAACTTCCGGTGCAGCCGGCGCTCAAAAATCGCGTCCTTTGTCGGGTGAATGGCGAGCGTCTGAATCTCGTAAGGTAAGGCGGTCTGCAAGTCGTTTATGCGCTGCCTGAACTTAAGCGAAATTCCGATCTTGACCGGGAAATCTGGGGCATCGGCAGTCACGAAATAGACGTAGTGATTTCGGCCGTTTTCCTCGATGTATTTGAACAGGAGGTTTTCGGCCTCCTCGCGCTCGCCGATCTTGCATCCCGTCCCGCGCTGAATGTTCGGCGTATCGAGGATAAACCAAAGATTTCGCTTGCGATTAAACCACAGGCGGGGGCCTTTCGATCTTCGGGACATTTCGTCGCTCCGCACATTATAATCGTCAATAGTTGACAATTTACTCGATTGTGCGCGAAAAGTCAACGGGGTAGCAATAAGCGTCAAAGATTGATGGCATTCTGTGGCGGTTCTGGTGGCGGTAGGTCGGTCGGGAAAACCTAAGCCCTTGATTTGATTGGTCGGAGTGGCAGGATTTGAACCTGCGACCCCCACGTCCCGAACGTGTTACCCCAGCGAGCAGACATAGCGATTACAGTGCCTTAGCGTGTACTGCGGTCGCGTGAGTTGCCTTCGCGTTCACGGTTATCTGTGGCGGTCCTGTGGCGCTTGCCGTCGCTCGCCAGCGCCGCGTGAACGCTCGCAAATTGGTTCGGCCGGAAATGACCATAGACCCGGATTAGCGTCTCGTAGGACATGGCTAGGAATTCGGCAGTCTCACCGGGATCCGCGCCGCGCTGCATTGCCCAAGAGGCGACCGTGTGCCGCCATGTGTGCGGCGTGACGTCCGGCTCCAACTCCGCCGCGGCGACCGCCGCCGCGTGACCCTTGGAAACGCGCGTGACGGGCTTGCCGCGCCACTCCACAGCGTAGCGTTGCCCGAGCCGCTGCCATCGCCGTAGGTGCGCCAAAAGCGGGTCAGGCACCCGAACTGTCTGCCGCCGCTTTTTGGTGTCCCGGTGCCCCTGCGGGCGCCCGTGGAAAACGCCCGTGGTCAAATCAATCCACGGCTTGCCGGCCGGACGCTTGGGTTCGATCGACGCGCCGCAGATGACCGCGGCTCGCGACCCCATGTACCGGGCGACTAGCATGAACTTGGCCACATGGCGCCAGGTGCGCCGCTGAAACGGGTTGTCGTCCTTGTGCCGCCACGCGGTCAGGATCAAGCGCGCGGCTTCCTCGCGCGATAGCCAGCGTTCGCGGGATGGCGGTTTCGCCGGAAGCACCACCGAGACGATCTTGTCGTGCAGCCCCTCTCGGCGGTGATAGTTGATCGCCGCGCGCAACTCCTCCAGTTCTCGCCGCGCACCGCCACCACGCTTTCGTGCGTATTCGCGGCACGTCTGCCCGGTTACCTCAGATAGCCTGCGGGCGTGCCAGAACGCCGCCAACCGCTTTATGCGGGCTGCGGTTTCGTCGGGGCGTGCGTGCTTGGGCGCGATGTCGCGGGCGTATATCGCGAGCACGTCGTCGACCAGGATAAAGGCGGGGTCGCGCTTGGTCGAAATAACGTGCGATGTGTGCTTGGAATCGATGTAGGCGGCTAGCGCCCTTTCGGCTTCTTTAGTTTCGCCAGCGCCGCATCCAGTTCCCTTTGCGCGCTGTCCGTCTCGGATGATCCAGGTCGCGAGATGTGTGACGGTGCCGGCCGCATCGTGACGGGCTGGTCTAAGCCAGAGTCGAGGCCCTTTGGCGCGACGCGACAAGATTCCACCATCTCCGCAACAGCCTCGGGCGTTGTCGCGTATGATCGACCCACCCGGTACACTGTCAACCTACCCTGCCGCGCCCGGCGGAGCAAGGTCTGAGAGGTGGCGCCGGGGATTTGGGCGGCGGCTTCGGACAGGGGGATGAGGGTCACGCCGCCACCTGTAACCGCCGGTTCGCGCCCTGCGCCGCCAAGATGCGTTCAAGTGCGATGGCGGCATATTCCTGGTTCAACTCGACGCCGACTGCGTTGCGACCAAGTTCGTTCGCCACAACGCCAGTGGTGCCCGCTCCGAAAAAGGGGTCAAGGACTGTGCCGCCCTTGGGGCAGCCGGCGAGAATGCACGGTCGAATCAGGTCGGGCGGGAACGTGGCGAAATGCGCGCCTTTGAACGGGCGAGTGGGTATCGACCACACGGAGCGAGGCTGGCGTCCGGCGGGATTGGCACCGCAAGTCGTTTCTTTACCGGTCGGCGTTGATCGCGCCACGGTATCTGTGCCGTTCGGGCCAGTACGAGTTGGAACACCTTTCCACCGTTTAAGCGTACTTTCGCTCAACGGTTCGCGAATTTGCTCCATGTCGTAATAGTACCGCGCCGATTTCGACAGCATGTAGAGCATTTCATGCGCTGGCGTGGTGCGATCGGTCACACTCACGGGCATCGGGTTCGGCTTGTGCCAAATGATTTCGTCGCGCAAATACCAGCCATCGGCTTGCAGTGCCAGCGCGACGCGGGCGGGGATCATCAGGCGGTCTTTGTTTTTAAGACCCGTCTGTTTTTTGGAGTGAATCGGCATCGTCGTACCAGCCGATCGCGATTGTTTAGGCCAGCGTTCCGGGTCACGAGCGCCACACCCTCCGCCGGCGTAACTATCCCCCAAGTTCAGCCACAGCGTTCCGTCTGGACGCAGCACTCGCTGCACCTCGCGAAACACCGCGACCATTTCCGCAACGTAGTCGTCGGGTGTCGGCTCTAAGCCGATCTGGCCAGCGCATCCGTAGTCGCGCAGTCCGAAATATGGCGGCGACGTCACGGCGCAATGAACGCTGTTCGACGCGATGCGCCGCAGCTCCGACCGTACGTCGCCGATGTAGAGGCGGACGGTCAACGATAGACCCAATGCGTGCAATAGAGGTGTTTGGTGGGCGGAACAGCAAAGAGCGCGAATCCTCCGTCCTCCCATATCTCCTCCGACACGCATCGCCCCTCCGGCGATGGATAGAGATAGGCCCAAGTCAAAACCACAGCGAGAACGCAGAGCGATACGGCGATCTTGATTTTGTCGCGCTTCATGGTCACCGCCGCACCATCCGAACCCGACCGATCGACCTACCCGAATCAACATGCCCGCAGTCCCGAAATGTGCAGCCGTCGCGCAGACCCCATTTCGCCGCCAGATCGGCCACCCGCCGCATCACCGGAACCGTCCGCCCCCATCCGCGTTGCGCGAAGTCGCACGCCTCGCCGCGGAAGTGCAGGCTGTGCGCAACGTGGCTCTTGGAATAGGAAAGGCAATGCACCGGCCCCCTGAAGCCGCGCGCCACGACGTCATTGATGAAGCCGACCATCTTCGGCGCTAGGTCACAGGCGATCGTGATGCGACCGGCGGCAGTCTCAGGGTGGCAGTAGCGGCTGTCCGCAATGTTGCCGTTGGCGTCGTGAGCGGCATGGTGGCGGGCGTGGTGCCGCTTGCTGACGACGGGTGCGGCGTGGCGCGACCAGTCTGAACAGCCGAACCGCCCGCACTCGATTGGGCTTGCATGCGCCGCGCTCATGGACAGGGCGATTACAGTCGCCAAGATCACGCCAACGACGACCAAGGCGCGCAAGACAACATCGTGGCGAATGCGATACGGGAAGATCATGCTGCCTCTCTAGGTCGGTACTTGTTGCGCAGTGCGACGATGTCGGGACGTTGGAGCCACTGTTCCCGAACGGGGGCGTTGAAGTTTCCGCGCGGACGGCGAGGCAGACCGGCGTCTCGGATGCGGGTGGAAATCGCCATCCCGCTTCGAAACAACGACGCGCCGATGTCGCTAAGTGCGTCGCCAGAATAGAAACGGAACAGCCATGTCGTGTCGGAACGGTCGTACAAAGCGAACTCACTGCTTGGGCATTGCTACTGGACGCATCCTACTCACCGACCGTGTATTGTCAACCCCCAAGCGCGGACAATTTGCTTCGCCTCGTCCAGCGAATAGGCCGTGGCCACACGCGCCCCGGCGGCGACTAGGCGGGGGTGCAGGTCCACTTGGGCGGGGGATAGCCGGCCCGTGGCGGTCTTGAATTCGAGGCAGTGGAGGGCGCCCCAAAGCAAATGCACGTCGGGGATGCCCGCCAGTATCCCCTCCTCTTTGAGCCGCTTGGCCTCGAACCCGTCGCGGGTGCCGCCGTTGGGCACCGACCAGCACACGACGCCGGGCAGGAGCGCCGGCGACAGGTTCTTGTGGCCGCGCGCCCATATAATAAATGCGCGCTGTAGATCGTGCTCTAGGGGCGCGCGGGCCATTACGGAATCACCAGCCGCCGCGCCTGGTCAACGTACCAAGCATAATCGACGTTGCTAAAATCGAAATCGGCCGCCACCGAACAGTCCGCCACCTTGAACCCGGACTCGATGGCCATTTCGCGAATGACGTATTTGCTTTTGTTCGCCGTGTGAATCCTTGCGTCCCATACGCCCGGTCCCACCTCCTGTGTCACGTCATGCCACAATTGGTCACTAATCCCGTTGCGGCGCTTCCAGTCCCCCACCCGCGCGCCCTTGACTGGCGGGCTGATTTTTTTCAGTTCGGCGCCGTTCACCGCCACGTAATAGCGCATGATCCTTTGCATTTCGCGCCCGCCCAACTTCAGCCGCGACGAGCGGTCCACCTTGGCGCGCAGCATGAAATCGAACGGGTCGCGGTGGCTGTAGATGAACCGCTCGATGTCGGTCCCGTTGACCATGTGGTCGACCGCCGCCTTGGTGGCGACGACGTTGGAAAAGTCCTTATGCCATGCCGGCGGGCTGGCGTTCGTGATGTCGTCGGGGAAGTTCTTGGGATACCAATACGCCCCTTTTAGCTTCAACTTGCCGTCGGTCGTTTCGGCGATGTAGTTGTTGACGTCGCGGATCCACATGCGCCGATAGCGCGCCTCCTCCAACTTCAACTTGGTGAGGGTTTCCCATTCCGACCGGACGCGCTCGGCAATCGGTGCCATCACGCGATGAATGCGATACGTGATGCCGTCCGTGTTGATCTGGATTATCTCCAGGCTCGGCACCATCAACAGCCGCTCCGCCAACATGCAGAGCATAAGTTGCCCGTTGATGGTAATTTGCATGGTGAAACGCGGGTCGTAGAACACCGAATATGCGTTGTTGCTATTGCCGTATGTGCCGTTCGCGGCGAGCTTGAACGCGGCGTTTTGCACGGTGCCCTTGGCGTACTTGCCGCGCTCCACTGGCAACTTCGCATATTCCTCGACGAACCGCGTTCCCAGGTGCTCGGGATAAAGCCCGTTCACGATGGCGATCGACGGGTACAGCGCCGCGACGTCAATGTCGCAGATAATGCGGTCGTCCTCGACGAACCGCTGCGCGCTGACGGATCCGTGAATTCCACCCGTGCCGAAGTGGAAATCGAGACCGCCGACCGTCGCCTTGACTCCCGTAAACACTCCCTTGGTCTGGATTGACTCGGTCAGTTCGTCCGCGGCGAGCGTCTGTCCGCGCATCCAGTTCAGAATGCGGTTGAACTCGGGGTGGTCGAACCGGATGTATGGGAAAATAATGTCGTTGAGCGGAATGGTGTCGCGGCGTGTCGTGCCGGCGTATTTATCAATACCGAGCCGCTGTTCGAGAATCTTGGAGCCGATCTTAGTGTCGTTCCAGTTCGGCACGTCGCCTTTCAGCGTATCCATAAGCCCGATACGGAACTTGATCGCGTCCATTGAAATGTGCGCGAACTTTTTGGTCTCCGCGACGTCGTGGCGATTATACGGAATGAGGTACTGGTCGATCTGCGCCCTGGTCAAAGGCTGGTCGAACGGCAGCGGCATTTCCATCACCGACTCGGAACGCATGCTGACCTGCAGCGCCTTGAGACTGGTGCTCTTGGCGCGGTTATCCATATGCCAGAGTTTGTATAGGTCGATAATCGGCAAGAACCGGTCGGACGGATAGACGCCGCCGAATCGGTTGTTCGAGCGAATGATGTCCATCGCGTAAGCATAGATGTCCTCAACGCTCACATACGGGTTCTGGTAAA